GTGTTCATTTCCTGGGTGATACTTACCGTTCTTCTTAAACACATTATTTCGTAATCTTTCCTCTGGTATCCATGAAACTAAGAACCTACCATTCCTGTTAGGTGTCCATATAACCTTTGTGTCTTTTACACCATCCTTCCAGTGAAAGCTACCTCGTGTTAAATACCTGTCTTTTATTAAGGAATCGTTGTAATCTATCTGCTGGTATATTTTAGTTAGATTAAATATAGATGACTTACTCTCATCCCTAAATGCGTGAGATTCTGTTCGTGGAAACTGACGATAAAACTCATTCAATGCATCCGCATCAGCCTTTAAGGAGTCAACCTCGTTTTGCCAGTAATCAATAACACCTGTCTTTATCCACGCCCCATCTACTCCTTTAATTGGCTTATCTGGAGTATAAAACACTGGCATTCCAAACTCATCTATATATCCCTCAAAGTTCCACTCCATAGGAATAAACAAAGAATATAGTCCTGATTTTGTTTGACCATTATTATTTCTTTCAAACGGGTTAGAGTTTTCATATAACTTTTTAAAGTTATCACCACCCTTGTCTAATGCGTTAGATGTAGAACCCATCATACACTTCCCTATAATTCTACTACCTAATCGAAGACATGTTTTAGTAACCCTCCAGTTGTTTAATATATTATTTGGTTTTAACCACTTACCACTTTCATCATGTACTAGCAACAATAACTTCTCACCATCGTATGAGTTATCGTCTGTATTCTTCCAATCTATAGTAGTATCTAGACCATCTAACTCATCCTCTTCAGTGTCGTACATATTTTTCTTAGTAATCTTACTAGCTGGTACACGAAAAGCAAGCTCGGTCTTTGGTCTGTCCATACCATCTTGTATGGGTTTAAAAAAGAAAGGGTAATTTAATGTTATAGGAACTACCTTGTCGGTAAACATTTTCTTAGCATCACTACCAGTTTTAGATAATATACCTATCCTTGAATCCGTAGATATTGTACCTATGTTAGCACACTCCTCAGAGCCCATAAAAGAAAACCCTGAACGCCTGTTTTTTAGGTAGCACATGCCGAAGCTTCTGTCGTCAGCCTTACAAGCCTCCCAGAAGATATAAAATAATCTATTAGATTCTCTAAAGTCAGGCTTTCCAACATCTATCTTAGTCCACTGTAGGTACATATAGTGAGAACCTGTTATGTATGTGGGTTTACTGTTGTTTGTAAACCAATGCCCATCCTCTCGTCTATCAAACTCTGATTCTATATAATCAACCCATTTATCCTTAAAAAGGTTGTCTCGCTTGTTCCAGTCAAAAATTGTTCTTATCTTGCTAAGTTCTTTTGGATAGTTTTCAGAAACCCACTTATTATTTCCTTTTTTTAAATCAGTAGGTGCTTTAGGTAGTCCTATTTTAATTCCGTTTATTTCGTAGACCTCTCCTAAGGTTCCATCTTTAGAAATAATTACAACGTCATACTTTTCATTGTATCCGTACTTCCAGGATTTAGCCTTATTCTTAGTAGTTATGGTAGATGTGGTTGCATCTAATTTTATTACCTTATGTAAGTCAAGATTATCTTGACCTTCTTTCTGCGAATCCACCACTAGATGTGTTTTTTGAGCTAGAGCCACTATCTTCTAACATAGCCCTCTCAGCTTCTATTCTGTTTAAAATCTCAAAGGCATCAAAAATAGCCAACTTCTTTGTAGCCGCTGCATTCTTTAATCTATCGGCAGCTAGCTCATCATCGGGGTCAGGCTTTATAATATCTTCCTTGGCTACCTTTACCAGCTGCTTAACAGCTAACTCACCAGCTTTTATAATGTCTTCCTTGATTTTTTTAATGTCCATCATAGTAATATACAAATATTTTTTGTAAACATCCTATACATTTTTTCCCCATCTACATTAAACTCATACTCACTCTCTGGTTGAAATGATATTAAATCACCTTCCTTTAAACCCATAGACACCATATCCTTATTAGCATATCTAATGTTACCTATGAGCTCTTGCTCTATATCTTTTGTTTTTAGTAATGACTCTTTTTTATCTATAGGTGTTACAAAACAATAGGGAGATGGAGCCTTCCACCCATCCTTTGTTTTATATAAAAAGAATTGGTCAAAATCAATCAAAAATAAATCATTCATAAAAAAAGAAGGTCCACTCTTTTCTCTTCCCTTCATGTCGTAATACTTCCTGAATACATTATGATGCACAAGTAGTGTGTCGCCTACCTGAATCTCTCCATCATAAGTTATAGGTATAGATAGTACCTCAGCAAACCTATTTGTCGCCTTATGGTCCTCCTGTGATGAGCTAACAATAAAATCTTTATCACCTATTTTTTTGGTGTGACTATATCTCTTACCGTCAACTGGCTTTACTAAGAACTGAAATGTAGACCTCATGAACCGCAACCAATGCAGTCAAAGTGTGAGTCTGTAGGTTTGGTGCCGTTTAGTTTCATTTCAATATTATGAATCTCATCCTTAATATCCATATCCTGCATCATATCCCCAGTTAAAAGTTCTTCTAACTTTTTTATTCTCTGCTTTAACTCTGTTTCTTCCATTGTTTAAAAGTTTATGTTATACTCGATAGATACAGGCATATTAGCATTAAATTCTTTCCAGAGATAAACCTCATCTCCTTTTAGAATCCATATCCTAATACTCTTATCTGACTCTTGTCTTATGTGATGTATTTTATGACTACCACCCAGCACATCCTGTCCCACAACATAATGCATGGCACTAGATTTATAATCAGCCCCTATAGATATCTTTCTAATCATTACGACAACGCACCTGTCTCCAGGTTTACTTTCTTATCACCGTACTTTTTATTAAGACCATCCTGGTACTTACCTAACTCTGCTGAATTAGTTTCTACATCAAATACTAAGGATTTCTTTTTTGTTTCTAGTCTTGAAATTGCTACCTGCACATCTCCTAGGTCTAGTCTTGCGTCAAATAGTTTCTTTTGAAGTTCACGCAGCTGGTCAACTTCCTCTTGGGTCATTTTCTTTTCCATTATATTTTATTTTGATTGTTATGCGTCTTTGAACGCTAGTAAGAACTCTCTTACACCTACACCAAATGCGATGCCAGCGTATAATATATCACCCTTAATTAATAATGCTAATCCTATTCCACCAGCTACTGCTGATAAGAACAACGGTGATTTAACTACTTTCTTTATTTTTTCCATTTTATTTTATTTTATTGTTTAACCATTACAATGCCTGCTGTCGTTAATGCACCTGCACCTGTAGTTTGATAAAGTTGTCCAGTTACTAATCCTGCTGCGGCTGCGGCTGCCTCATCATTATAAGCAGGTAATGTAATTACCGCTGATGATGCGAGTGCTAAAATAGTTTGCACTGTAAAATTTTTAGTAGCATCTGCCGACCCCACATCACTACCTATTAATAAATCCGTTAATGTTGGTGTTGCGGTTGCGTATGTACTTATTTTTGCCATTGTGATTAGTTTTTTTACAAAGTTAAGAAATTATACCAATAGTTTACCAAACTTCTTTAGTATTAATAAAAACAACAACAGGAACCCCCCTATCATTACCGCACTTCCGTACTTTTGCCACCAAGTAAGCTCCTGTATAACGACCTTCTCATACGGTACAATTTTCTCCGAAAAAACCGTGTCGCCATAGCATGTGTACTCATGATGGATTGTTTCTCGAAGCGTGTCGTAGAAGTATTTGATTTTAATTCGTTCATTGTTTATTACTGTTACACTGTCATGATATTCTATAAATGTTGTAGTATCATGGGTGTACTCAGGAACAACTACGGTATCAATAATTCTAATGGTATCCATTTGTAATAACTCTGGGTGTTTTTTTATCAACCTATTTAGCTTTTTTTGTGGAGTACATCCTACTAAAACGGCTGCAAATATAATAAATATTTTAAGACTTCGGTAACGCAATTAAAGAATCTTTTGAACGTAAGAATAATAATCCTGTGGTCATCCACCCTGACATGTCCTCAATAGTGGCTTTTTCCATAAATATCATAGCACCACAAAATATAATAATTAATAATCCTAATATTGTGGTTACGTAGTTTGAGAATAATCTATCTTTCATGTTTACTTGTTTAAGTGTTATCCCACCTAGCCTTAGTGCCTCTTCGGTCATAGTGGGTAAATGTGTTGTATCTTCCTAATCCACCCTCGTCAATAGCCCCTATTCTTATTAATCCCTCAATAACATCAGCTAGCTGACTAGGGGTATGACTATGAGCAACCAGGTCACTTGCGTTTCCAGTAAGATGCTGTGATTGGGATGCTCCCCCAACCTTAGAATTATGGCTAGGGCATCTGTACCCTGAGTTTATTTTTATAGACTCATTTAAAAAATCTCTAATCGTTTGTAGGTTCTGTGCGTGTACCTCTACATTATCAAATACATCCTCTGGCATGTCGCATCCACAGTGACAGTTAAACTCTGATTTGCTAAAGTTTTTAGTTAAATCTCCCATTACTTAATTTTTTTTTCTACTGAACCATCACGGTAAAGTTTAATTACCATTCCTTGGTATTCAGGGGTTACTTCTTGACCAAAGATATTAAATATTTTAACTACTTCTTTTTTTTGTGGTGTAATGATTAAGGATATAGGCAGAAAATCTTCGGTAGTTCCGTCATAATCTGTTTGCGATAGCATGTAGTATGACGTGCCTATTATTGGGTTGTCATCTACTACCTGGTAGGACATTTGTGTGTTGTTGTTTCCTGAACCTTCAACAGTGGCTACTACCTGCCAATCCTCTACATCTACACTTCTTTTAATTTCATAGTAGTCATTATTTACCTGCGAAGCTACCGCCCATTCAATAATAACTATAGGGTTTATATCACTACCAAATTGTTCAGCAGTAAAGGATATTAACTCTATAGGTAACGCAAACCCTGTATTTCCTATTCTAATCTCAAAACCTGGGTAGGTTACACTACCATCGGTAGACCAAAAAAATGTTAAGGCTCCTGTAGGATGAGTAGATTCAAAATAAGGAGGAATAGTTGTTCCACAATAACTTCCTATCAATGTGCTAAAATCTTCGCCATCATATACCTCAAAGACATCCCAACCACAACTAGAGTTAAACTCTACGTTAAAGAAACCTACGGTGGCGTTTAAATTTCCAGCTACTGGGTATATAGTTAAAGCACCTAAGCCATCATTAGCATAATCAGCATTATATCCATCGTCAAATAGTATAGCGTCATCGGTAGTATATGTATACCAAAGACCATCATTTGGCATTAGGAGTAAGGCTTGAGAAAAATTTAATAGTGGTAATAGGAATAATAGGATTAAGGGTAGTAGTTTTTTCATAGCTACTTCATAAATAAACCTTCAATAAAGGTTCCAATTCCAACGAAGAATGTTCCAAGAGCTGTCCAGAATTTAGTCTCCAGCGACCTAATTCTTTTCTCCTGGTCGTTGGTTTTTTCTTCCATAGACTCTAACTTAGTTTGAATCTTAATCTGACCTTCAATTAGCTTATCTATTTTTTCTTCCATGTTATTCTACAGGAATTGGCTCTGACCACTCTGGAGTACTCATCAAGGTAAGTGCCTCTTCGTGTGTTAATGTTTGACTTGGAACAACGGTACCATCTTTTATAAATGTAGGTTCTGCATTGTATTTAATTACAAAGAGAGTGTCATCTAAACTTCTTCTAATTGTTCCAGCAGAACTTTGCCCCACTTGTGAAAAGTCAATGTTTGCTAAATCTGTGGCAATGTTGCAAATTGCGTATACTAAGTTATTTAATCTTGCTTCCATTTTTTATATATTATGTTGGTACATCTGTTTCTCTATCGCTTTCAGTCATATTAAAACTAACTGCGTTTGAGGTGCTAT